CGTTGATGAACTCATGGATACGCTTTCGCTTGTGAACAGAAAAGTCTATGATTCTGTGCTTCGAAAGATAAAGTCTATGTAGCAAAAAAACAGGGGAGTCCCCTCGCATTGCACTGAATTTGTAGCATACGATGTAGCATACGTAAAATGATTTTATGTTACATAGCGTGCCATAACGTGATTTTTCGCTTTTTGGAAATACGCAGAAAACAGGGTGAAAAGCATAAAAAAGTACCGATTTTAGCTTGAAAACAGCTAAAATCGGTACTTTGGCGCGGAAGGAGAGATTCGAACTCTCGCTCGCTTTTTAGACGACTACTCCCTTAGCAGGGTAGAAAAAGCCATTGAAAACACTGGGAAAATTGGCATTTGTAACATATTTTGTAGCATACACAATTCACTCTGGCGAGTCGTTTTGCAACTGATTTACGGCATCGACCATGCCTTTCATGTCCGGGTGTACGTACCGTTGGGTAGTCGTTATCTTCGTGTGGCGCATGATTTCCTTGATCGTAAACGGGTCGATATTTTTCATCGCGAGGGCTGTAGCGGTTGTATGGCGGCATGAGTAAGGTGGCAGCTTTTGCACTCCGGCAAGCTCCAAACACTCATAATATATCTTGTAAAAATTATCTTTGTTTATGCAGCATATATTTCCAACGCGAGACTTGCTTTCATCGCAGAGTTCACGCAGCACCGGCGCAACGAAGTCTGGGAACACCATAGGCGTTTCTTTTCGCTTCTTTGTCTTTATGCCGCCTCGGACGATCTCGTTTTTCTCAAAGTCAATCATGTCCTTCTTGAGCTTCAGCAATTCTCCCGGCATCATGCCGGTATAGATCATCGTAAGGATAAAACCGACAAAGTGGTCTTTTGCATACGCTTCCCATAGCTTTTTTACGTCGGCGTCGGTAAACGGCTCCGGCGATTTCTCCTCCAATTCCGGAAGCTTTATGTACTTCGCGAGATTCACGGTAGTCTGCTTTTCGGCAATCGCGAGATTGTAGCAATGGGAAAGGACTGTTTTCATGTCCTTCCGCGTGTAATAGGTGCTGGCGTTGCGGTCGATAACATCCTGTATCTGCGCGATGGTAAGCGCGTCGATCTCACGGTCGGCGATTTCTCTCATGCGATCGAAAGCCTTTTCCGCCGCTCCCTGACGATCAGCCGATAAAGATAGATAATCCCCACGCAGATACGTTTTGTAGTATTCCCTGAGTGTAGGGCTACGCTGCTCTTCCTTTGGCGGGTTGGCAGCATATTGGATGGCGGCGCGTTTTGATGTGAAACCGCCCTTCGTCTTCATCTTTTGATGGAGCTTGTCGTTTTCATCAAGATACGTCCTTTCAGTCCACCGAGCAGTCCACGTCTTGCCGCGCTGGTAGGCGCTTCCTTGCCCGTTTCCGCGCGTCCGGTTTCGCCGCGCTTCCTGTTTTTTTCCGCACCAGCAGCAGTAAGGCGCGCCGTCTGGGATTTCTTTTTTACACTTGATGCACTCCATGTTTCCCTCCACGTTCTTTTCGGATTGCATAGAAAGTAATTGCCGAAGCCATCGCTGAACCTACGATCAGGGCAATGCAAACCCATGCAGCTACGGACAAATCTCCACCGCGAATGAGACCTGCGGCCCGAATCTGAGCATCCGTCACAAGGCAGGCAATCAGAGAAAAGGAGAGAAGCATACAAAACAGGGCGAGAACGTAACACATTGTATGTGTAGACCTTATCTGTGCGCTCTGCACTGCCGCTGTTGCCTCCAGCTTGGCGTTTTCGACCTCGATATGATGAATCTGCTCTGTCAGTTCTTCTGGGCCTTCTGCGGGTTTGACAAGCCCGCACAGCTCATCCAGTGACAGCCCGAGAACGCGGCACAGCGCGGCAGAATTGTACAGTTTCGGATCTTGCTGTGTTCCTGCGCAGAGCTTCGTCACAGCCGATCTGGAAACGCCGGATTCTTCGACAAGCCTGTCGATGGTGTAATGCTGATCTTCCTTCGCCCGCTTTATGTTCCTCTGATATGCAGAAAGATATGGGGCGAGTTCCTGAATTGCCGACATGATATACCTCCATTTTCACATATATTTTGCTGATTCTTCTGCTATGGGTATGGTTTTACCAATTTGATGGTGGACATTTCTGCCCGTTTTGCTATGCTGGTTACAGGCGCGTGAGAAAGCCCCACCGCCGGTGGAGCGACGGTGGGGCGATCTTAAACGTTCCATTATACAAAATAGTCTGTCCCATAATTGCCGCTTACGAGGGTTACCGGACGAAGAAAATGCAATGTGTTCTTTGTGGAAGATTCCAAATTGAAATTATTGAACGAACGTTCTAAAATATGGAGGTACACCAAATGCAGAGCTTCAATATTCGCTTTGAAAACGGGAAAGTAAACATCATCGTAGACGGGGCGCTTTTCAAAGACGTCCACAGTCTGAGCCTGGACTACATCAAAGGAGCGCCCATGCTCTTTTCCTGCGTCTCAGATGTAGGCGAGACACGGGAGCAGTGGCAGAACCCTAAGTTTATGAGCTAGTCGTAGTATTCCATTCTTAGGCTTGGAATTGTGACTGTGTTACCGAGGACGGCAAGGTATGTTTCAACGCCTTTGCATTCGCCGTAGCATGTAATATAGTCGTTATCAAGGATGCGGCTTTCACCTTCCTTGCGTGTGTAAGTTACATACCAGATGCCATACTCCGTTTGCACGCGGAGTGTGACAGAATCAAAAGCCCCTTCCTGCACTTGAATGACAGTGCCGCTAAAGAATGTTTTCTTGCCCTTGTAGTCGTCTGGATTTCTGCAAATATCAGAGTAGGACAGATCTTCACATTCTGCGATGTATTCAGATCGAACGACTGCAGGGTCTTTGACCTCTGTATTCGCAGATTCACCGGTTTGCGAGGATAAGGCAGAGCAGCTCAAAACCAAAAGGAAACAGAGGATGGCAACAAGGACCTTTTCAACAGAGGACATCCGTTTTCGATGTCGCGCACCACATGCTGGGCAGCGCTTGACACTGGCGCTGATCTGCGTACCACATGTTCGGCAGACTGCTTTTCGGTTCTTTGTTTTGCAATGTGGGCAAGCTTTCAGCCTTTCGTCAAATTCTTCACCGCATCGCGGGCATGTAACAAAATATGTAGCCTTTGGCATGGTACGAACCCCCGGTTTTGTAAGATACAACAATTTTACCACCAGAGTTTTACAGTCTCAAGGTTAAAAATATACAAAAAGAAATGATGAAATTTGGAAGATTGAAGAAGGAGGGCGCAAAATGATTTGTATTCAGGATGATATGTGCTATAATAAGGGTGAAAAAATTGCGCCCATTCCGAATATTCGACAAAGACTCCGTGAAGAAATTCTGAGTTTGAGCAACGAACAGGCAGAATATGTGTTAAGGAGGATGTTAGAAACAAATGAGTAATTCTTTATTGTACGCACTGCTGCTTTTTGCTGTATCTGGAACAGTCATGCAATGGATAAACATTGCCTACCTGAATGGAAGAATCAACGATCTCGAGAGAAGTAGGCTATCTCTTTTAGCAGAACTTTCCGAGAAGATATCCACCAAACATACAGAGAATACTGACAACGATACCAGCCCAGAAGTATAGACTGGCTTTCTTCTCGGCGCGCACCTTTTCTTCCTCGAGCTGTTTCATCCGGTCGACAACGAACGGATACTCTGCCCAGATGGCTAGGTTTGGAAGCTGAACTTGCTTTCCGTCAATTTCAATATAATCTTTCATAACAGTTTTTTTGCTTCCTCAATAATTCCAATGAGCTTTTCAAGTTGGGAATCCGACAGCCCATCAAGCGCATCCAATAGTTTCTGCTTTGCAGAACTCACCGCCCCATCCTTCGGGATGGGGTCTTTTTTTATGCCCGCAGACGGGTCACCGTAAAGCAAATACTCAACAGAAACATTGAAATAGTCTGCAACCTTTTTGACTTTGTCTGGACTGGGCGCGTGGTCATCCCACTTTGCCATTGAACCTAGTGTAAGACCGCATTCCTGCTCCAACTTGTTAATAGAAAGCTTTTCGTGCTGCTTTCGAAGTTCACCGATTCTGCCGAGTATTGACATAGAATAGCCCTCTAAGAAATTTACGAATAAATTCGTAAAAACATCTTGACAATTACGAAAATATTCGTATAATGAAAAGTACAAACAGGTGCAACAAGCCAGCCACAAAGGAATTGCCCCTGTAGCGGAAATGTTTACTTTTGCTGACAACGATAGTTTAGAACATTTTCGCAACTTTGTCAATAAGGAGGGAGAAAATGCTCTTAGAAAACATCAAAAAACTTTGCGCATCACGCAATATTTCGCTTTCTGCACTTGAAAAGACACTTGGCTTTGGCAATAGCACGATTGCAAAATGGGCGGATTGTAGCCCGACAGTCGAAAAACTATCGATCGTTGCAGACTATTTCGGCGTATCGGTCGACTCGCTGCTACAGAAGCCGAGAAAACGGAAGGAACCTTGAGACTTGTAAAAGAGACTTAGACGGGAAAGGAGGAAGTCTGAACCACATCGATAGCGTGGTAACACTTCCGGTAATACCACGGTATTACCTTTAGGAAATGGAAATGGAATAGATAGTATTTCTGAAAAATTATTAAACAGAAATGGAGGGATAACGATGGTAACGCAAAATCTGGCGGCGCTGATGTCTTCGGAATCGGACATGATCAACGCGGACGTTGCGGCAAAGATTCTCGGTTGTAGCCCCCAGCGTCTGCGGATGATGGCGCGGGAGAGGCCGGAGCTGCTTGGCTTCCCGGTATGCTGCCCGACCCAGAGTCGGGTAATAATCCCGAGAATCCCATTTATGCGATTCCTTGGGATGGACGTTGATACACGGCATCAGCCGTAAAATTTAGGAGGATTGAAACGAATGAAAGTCAGATTAACATTTTTGGAGCCTGTGCTTGGCACGTGGCCGAGCAATGAGAACGTGGCGCGGGATTTCAT